ATTATCATGAGTTTGGCTACTCCGAAAGTAACGATCAAGATGAAGACGAGAATCGGGAGTCTGAAGACGAAGATTATGAGATCAGTTGAAACTCAAAACTGAGAAGGGATCCAAAGTACAACTGATTGCTGTCGCACGCAGCTTCAGCGTTCCTCGACGCGCATGGTGAAGGATCGGTCTTCGGTGCGGCCGCCGTCGGTTGTGATGCGGTTGGTGACGTTGTAGCTCTCGCCTCTTGTCCCGCCCGCTAGCCAGACCGTCGTGGAGACAACCGTTTTGGTGTGCGCAGTGAGCGTCAACTCCGCAGGTACCAGCCATTCGCTCGTGGCGATGGTGTCGCCGGCGAGCCAGCGGGTCCAGTCGATGGTGTAATCGAGGACCGCATGGGGATCCTTGAGGAAGGTCATGCGTCGATCCTGCGGGATTCAGCGGGCACGCGAAGGATACGTGGCTCAGCACCGAGAGCCAGGTTCCGCGTTTCCGCACGGATGTCCAGGGTACGCTCGGGCGCGGCTGCTGGTCGGCGATAGGCGACCAGTCGGGATTCACCCGCGATCACTGCGCTCCGTGCCACACCTCGATACGCATTTGCGACGACTTCCGAGTCTCCGTGGATCGTAGCTTGGCGGTACGCCACCAGCGGGAGATACCAGAAGCGGCTGTTTCGCGCGAGCAGGCTCCACGGACCGAGAGCCAGTTCCCGATATTCCTCAGGGTAAAGCGCCCGGGTCCAGGCGGCGAAGCCGAAGATCTCAACGAACATGCCCGGCGTAGAGGTGGAGAGCGCCCAGACATCCACGTTGCCGGAGACTCCGCTCGCATTCGAGAGCGTTCCCTGTACCGCGAGCACGCCGTTGTGATAGACAGACGCGGTCTTGCCAGCATCCATGGGCAAGGTGAAGCCCACGAAGTTCACCTTCCGGTAGTCGGCCGCATAGGAGCCCCATTCAAAAGCGCCATACGGAGACGAACTCGTGCGGAAAATCGCCTTGTACTTGCCCGTCGCGCCACGCAAGCCCAACCACCAGGTGTTCGAAAAGCTGTTCGCAATCATGGTCGGCATGCCCGTCGAGTTCACCCGGTTGATTCGAAACCAGACACACATCGAGATGAACTTGCCGGATCCATCACCGGCATAGATCGGGCAATTGCCCAGCGATCCTACCGAGAGACCGTTCTGCTCACTGCTGTAACCGAAGGCACGGCCATAGGGTGTGGCCACGTTTCCACCAGAACCCGAGGGAACTTGGAGGGACGCGAGCGACGGGCTGAACTGCAGGCGGCGCCGGTGATAGGCAGCAGTGTACTCGCCGGAGATGTCCTCGCGCAGCGGGTTGAGGTGCGCTGCGTTGTAGCTGATGCGTGCATCCGCACCGTGGGGCAACCACAGCGAATGGATGCCCGTCGCCAGCGGAGATCCCCAGTCGAGAGCCTCCTCCAGCTGGCCGCCGGGAAACGGCGACTGCGGTTCGGAACTGAGGAGAAGCTGCCGCATTAGGAAACCTCAAACTCGACGCCACGCCAGATGGCAGTGTTCTCCGCCGCATCCAGTGCGACGTTGCAGCGGTTCACAACGAGAATGCCCCACACGGGCGGGAGTACGTTGCCGAAGGCTGGAGCCACGGACATGGGAGGTGTAACCTGGGCACCTGATCCGACAAGATACAGCGAACCGATCGGCCGAAGGGATAGCGTTTCGAGGGCGACGCTGACGGGCTGGTCGACACCCGTGATGCCGGCAGGAAAGACGGGCGCATTCTCGTCCGCGGCACCCCAGGCGAAGAAGAAGACCGCATAGCGATCGCCAAAGCTTCCGCCGACGGACTTGATTGTGAACTGACAAATGGCATCGATGTAGCGCGACTCGTGGTTGGCAACCAGCGCCGAGCTTCTTGCGGTGCTCGGATTGAGACCGTTGAGCGTGATCTCGAAATTGCCGACGGGACCGAATTGAGGGCGGATGCGGGACAAGGGAGTTCCTCAGTCTTGCAGGATGGCGAGGTCGTTCTCGCGGACAATGACGTAGTCTCCGTCGTTGACCGTGGCGGGTCCGGAAAGCAGGCCGCCTCCCAGGAAGTTGCCACCGGTGGGAGCGTCCCACAGGCCAACGTGCGTGTACGTGCCTGTCGGAACCTGGAAGAAGAGACCGGCGATGTTGCGGACGCGTCGCGCGGTGCCGTCCGTGTCCGTCTCAGCGAACTGGGGAACTTGCATGCGCTCATATGGTGCGCCGAATGCCTCATCGGTTCCGGTCCTTCCGGGGTCTGCGGTGTGCAGGCTGCACCAGTGCCCGGCGATCTCAAAGTCCTGCCCGTGGAAGGCCTTGTCGAGCAGCTTCTGGTTCAGATAGTCAGAGAACGGCATAAGGTGCTCGTGGTTCAGGCCAGCTCAATAAGTTCGATCGCAAGATCCGCACGGAAAAGCGTGGTGGATTCGGCCCAGGGATTCGCGAAGCGGACTGTGTACCGCCCGGCAGTCGCTTGACCAGTGGGATCATGCGTGAATCTGGGATTCGTCTCGCATGGATCGTAGAAGTAGAATGGCTCGGTGGGTCCGCGGCGGGCATCGTAGAAATCGCGGAGAGCGACCAGTGCGATGGGTGCCAGCCGTTTCGCCAGACGCCAGCGCTTGCGGCTGTTCGAGGCCTGCACAGATCGATGGGACTCACCCCGGCGGTATTCATTGTCGAGGACCGGGTACTCCCGTTCGTTGACGAATCCGCGCGAGAGGCTCGCTGGCATAACGGTCAGTGGCGCCGCGTTCTGGACCGATCCAGGCATCAGGCAGTAATCAAGCCAACGAGCGGCCGATGTGTATCCACGCCGAGCTCTCCGGCGACGAATCGCGCGTAAATCTCGGGATCGTTTCCATCTGCGCCGGGCGCGTAGACGCGGAACATTTTAATGAGAGATGGCGGCTTACCGTCAGTGTAGCGGCCATCGATGTACTGTCCAACGAGGACGCAGAGGACCCGCCAGCCTTCCTCAACCGCTTTCTGAGTCAATGCCTCCCCGGCCAAGCCGGGATAGCGTGCGCTTGCCCAGGCGACGAAATCCACGTAACCGCCGTCGGTGGGATACCGCTTCCCGCGTGCATCGCGCCAGGTGCGCACGTTACCTGGATTGGCGTTGCGTTGGGCGCGGGATAGATAGCGGATCCGTCGCTTCCGGGCTTGGGCCTCGGAAAGGTAGAATCCTTCCTTCTCGGCGATTGCCTGGGCGATCCGTTCGGTGAGTTCTTTTCGGGTCATGACACGATGAGTCCTGGGCTCAGTTGCAGGCCGGTCATCTCGCGGCGGCCTGCGTTAGCGCGAGTCGCGGTCATCGCCGCGGACTGCACGGCACGCGGGTTCTCGACGACAACACGGACCGTTTCCTTTTCGAAGAACTCCTTGGCGCCGGGCACGGTTATGTTGATCACCGTGGGGCCCGCGCTAGAGGGAGAACCTCCGCCGATACGATCGAGAGTGAATCCGCTGGGACTCGCCTGGAAGAGACTCCCGCCTTGCTGGAGGAGTCCGACCGGTCGCATGGTGGCGGGCATGCCCGATGCCGATTGGCCGGTCGAAAGCGCGTAGAGTTCCACCAGATCGCGGATCTGCGGGCTGCGAATTGCCATGTCAAGATTGCCGCCGAATCCCTGCTTAGCGATATCGACGATCTGCTTCAAGACGTTCTTGTCGCGGATGTCGACGCCATAGGTGGCCTTGATTTTCTCGCGGGCTTTCTCCTGGGCGCCTTTGACGAAGAGGCGCACCAGCCCGGCAACCGCACCAGCACTGGCGCCGATGGCCGCACCGAGTGGTCCGCCGAACTTGAATCCGATCAAGGCGCCACCTGCGGTGGTCATCGCGAGCCCGGACGTGCCACCACGCTGCAGGCCCGCCATGGCGAGCATGGCGCCGCCCATCAGGGCCGCATTGGATTTGCCGATTGCTGAAAGCTTCTGGCCAGCGGTTGCCGCTTCCCACGTCGTTGCCACGCCTGGCGCAAGTTGGACACTCCCGCCGATGCCGAGGAACGATTTCCAACCGGCGAGGCCTCCAGCCCAGCCCGCCTTCGACAGCATCCCACCGTTGGCTGTGGCACCGCCCGGCACAAAGGGAGGCGTGGCGGCAGGCATGCTGCCGCCGAACACCGGCGCCGCACCGATTCCCAACAACCCGCCGAGGCTGCCGAGGACGCCGCCGGTGGCGCCCTGCGATCCCAAAGACACCCTTTGGCCACCGAAGATCTGCATCAGGGTGGCAGCAACGCGGGAAGTGACCACATCCTTGATGGCGGTCAGCAACGCGGTCTTCAGCGAATTGCCGATAGCCGACCAGACCGACTGCGACTTCGTCAGCAGCGCATCGAACACCCCTTCGGCTTGCCGCTTGAAGCTGTCGAAGATGCGCTGGTGATGGTCGCGGATGAGTTGCGCCTGGCGCACGGCCGCTGTCTCCTGCGCGCCAGTAACGGAGGCGTCGGCCGCTTCCTGCTGGAACCTGCGAATCTCATCGCGCTGGGCAGCAAGTTCCGTGAGCCGGGCCCGGATCTCGTCCGTGCGATAGCCAAGGCGCTTGAGGTTCGCTTCTTCCTCCATCAGCATGCGCGCGCTTTCGAGATCAAAGAGCCGCATGCGGATCTCGTGGACCCGCTGGATGTGCGCAATCTCGATTTCTACCTTGCGCTGCTCGACGGCCACCTTCTGCTCGATGGACTGGGCGTCCGTGGCTTCGAGCGCTCGCAGTTGTGCGTCGCGTGACGTGCCCGCCTGCTGCTCTTCGATCAGCAGCATCTGCTCCACGTGATCGAGGTTCTGCCGGGCGATCTCTTCGTTGTTAGCCAGCCGCTGCGCGTATGCGCGGGAATCCCACTCGAGGCGTCGTCGCGCGCCTTCTTCCTGCGCCGCGAGATACTCGGCCAATTCCTTGCGGGTGGTCTCCTGCACTTCCTGCTGCCAGGCCTTCAGCCGTTCCCGCAGCTGCGCGATGGTGTTCTCCCACGCGGTGCGGGTCAGCGCAATCCGCTGCTCGTTGCCCCGCTCGTCAACGTAGGTCGTCCACTTGCGAAGCTGGTCCTCCACCTCCGCCATGTCGCGCGCAAAGCCCGTCAGGTTGCGCCGACGCGATTCCGCCAATGCCCGGGTGCTCTCCCGCTCCACTTCCACCTGCTGCTTGCGGATTGCTACCATCCGTTTCAGCGCTTCGAGATCTGGTTCATCTCCTGTCTTGATGTGGAGCTTGGGACCCTCGTAGGTGGGCGGCACCCACTCGTCGGGCAACCAGCGCTTCTCACCCAGCAACCCGCGGATGTCGTCATCGGTCATCCCCTGCTTGCGCAGTTCGTCGGCGGTGGTCTTACCGGAAAGAAGGGCATCCCGCAATGTCTTGCGGCGCATCTCCTCGAACTGCTTCTCCATCCGGTCCTGGCCGTCTTTCCACTGGGAGTAGACGGCATATCCGGCGCCGACCACACCCACCGCGAGCAGTGCATACGGATTGAGGCTCGCCAGGTTCAGCGCGGCAATCGACTTGGCGAGTGCCATGATCTTCTCGGCAAGTGCATAGGTGGTGAGGACCCCAGCGGTCCATAAGGCCACCTGGCCGAAGTTCGTGAGCAAGTCCGTGTTCTGTCGGAGCCAGCCCACGAGTTCACGCAGGTTGCCGATCAGCGCCTTGAAGTCATCCTGAAACTGCGCACCGATTTCCTCGCGAAGATTGCCGAACTCACGCCGCAGGCCTCCTAGTTGACCAGCGACGGTTTGCGAAGCTGCTGCATGTGCGCCCTGGATCTTGGCGCCCTCGCGCATTACCGCGTTGTAGCGAATCTGCTTCTCTTCGGTCTCCGTCAGTGCCCGCCCGAGCTTCAGTTCCTGGATGGCGGCTTCCTTCTGGAAATCGACGAAGAGCCCGAGGGACCGCAGGCTGCCAGCGGCTCCGGACTCGATGGCACGGACGATAGACTCGAGCGCCTCTCCGGCGGTCACACCTTGAACTGCTGCCGCGTCTTTGGCCAATTTTGCAAGTCCTGGAGCCTTGGCGAGTTCAAGGTCAGCGATGATCAGCCGCTGCACGGCATGCGCCGCCTCGGTGAACTCAAAGCCAAGGTCCTCGACCGCAGCGACATGCCGCGCTGCCGCCCCGGCACCCACACCATGCGCCTGCGCCAGTGCCTTCAGCGAAGCTGCCGCTTTGGCGTTCTCCGCAGCCATCATCACGGAGCCAATGGTGAAGTCCTTCGCCCAGTTGAGGGCAGATTTGATCGCATCGGCGAACAGATTGCCCGCCGTGGCGCCCTTAGCCATCGATGCCGTCATCCGGTCGATGCCGGTGGAAGCACCGCGTGCGGTCTTCACCGCTGTCGATTCAAGCGAGGAGAGGTTTGCGTTGATGCTCTTGATGGACGCATTGGCCCTGTTCGTGTCGACTTCGACAACGAGTTCGAGTTTGTTGGTGGGAACCACGAGACCTACTGTTCATTCCGTGCGCTTGTCTGCTTTAGCGATGAATAGAGGTTCGAACCCATTGGATCTCTGGCACTCGTGAGGTCCGATGCGAGAAGTGCGAAACTGATACTGAATGCCGGCAACTCCTTACGTTTACGAACGACAGGTCGAATATTGGACCTCTCGCGAGATCGAAAACTTCTTTCTTGACAGTGGTTTCGAAATCGTGGTTTTCCCATTGACAGGCTTGATTGAGAAGCAGCTACCATCCGACTTTTTGTTCTTTGACAAAGGACTCACCAAGATATTCGGATTTCAGTTCAAGGCGCTGTACAAGAATAAACATGATCACTGGCGACTAAATCCGCAACAGCATGAGCAGCTAAAGACTTTTGATTGGATGTACTACGCACTTTCAGATATCACTTCGTCGCTTCAGCACCGAACTGCATTGCATTATCTCCGGATAGCTCCTTCTTCTTTTGAATTCACTGAGAACCTTACTCGCAGCTCACTGCCTCAGCTTGGAGACGCCCGTTACGTGCGATGGGCTGCATTCTTTGAGGGCCTTAGGAAGTGCAAGTACGGAAAGAAGATACGCCATCAAGATGATCTTTGGAGAGCGGTTTGGCCCAATCGTGCCGATATACCCCGAGAGATCCGAGGGATCGCCGATGAGGTCTTCTTGGCTGATTTCCAAGAGAAGCGGGCCGTCAGATATAGCTCATTGATTGAGCTGTGAGCGGTGTAGGGGAATAGTCTAGTCATGAGAGTATCTTGTGGTAGCTACTAGTGAAGCCGTCTCTTCGCTCAACGTTATAAGTGCATGATATTCAGATGCCGTTAAGTCATCTAGGCCAATTTGCACCCCAATGGTTAACGCCCTCGAAAGCTGCATCGCTCTCAGCACGAGCCAGCCCACTTCGGACGATTGCGCCGCATCCAGCTTATCCAGCGGACACCGCCCACACCGTCCACCCTCATCCGGCGCATCCGGGCACAGCCGCGGATCGCAGAGTTCGTCCCTCCGCAGGGCCCAGTGAATAAGAAATCGCAGCGAGGGGCGCTCGGGCCACTCGCCGCTGGTTAGTTTGGGTCCGTGGTCTCCTGGAAGGCGGCGTCCAACGCATCAATGGCTGCTTTCACCGCCACCGCCTGGTGGATCACCGGAACGTCGCCTGCGTATCCCTCGCTTGATTCGGCAAGCTTCTTGTAGAGCGCGCCTGCCGCGCCGAGATTGATGGTCAGCTCCTGGCGGTTGTAAGGCAGGTCGAGCACGCGTGCGAAGCTGCGGCGGTAGTCGAAGACATCCTTGGCAGAGGGCATCCGGATCTCGTGGGTGACCGTCCCACCGAGCACGCGCAGCGTGACCTGGAAGCGATCCCCTTCCTGAACGACGTCGTCGACCTCGGCCTGGCTCAGTTGTTCGATCACGCGGCTGGCTTCGAAGGCATCGACCTCCGGCCCGTCTTCCTCGCGGATCTTCGCGAGCAGCGCCCCATCGGCGTCCTCGCCGCCGGAAACGATGGTTTCCGAAACGCCGCGCCCCAGCTGCTTGATGAGCACCTTGCGGCGCTTCTGGCGTTCAATCCACTCCTCGTCGTTGGGGAAGCGCAGCCGGATGGCTTTCAACCCATCGGGCGTGCGCAGATTCACAGTGATCGGTTTCGATGCGTCAAACATGGGGAACTCCTTACTGGCCAATGTTGTCGATGCCGCACTTGGCGACGGCAGAGATGATGCCGTTGGTCTCATGCCACAAGGGCAGGCAGTCGACCGAGACGGTGACGATGCCATCCGTCTCTCCCACTTCCGCCGTGGCGAAGGAAACCTTCTGCCAGGTGATGTCGAGGGAATTGTTGGCGTCGTAGCTGAGCCCGATGGTGGCGGTGCCGCTCGTCTGGCTGCGAAGCTTCGTGAGTTCGCTCGACCCATTCTCAAAGCGCGCCACAAACTTCAGAGTGCCCTGCCGGTTGCCGAACTCGAGGCGCCCTCGGATGGCGCCGCTCGTCGCATCACCCGGCGTCTGGAACCCGGAGCCGGGATAGAAGCCGCCATCCGCGCGGACGTTGTTCTTCCATGCGGTTTCGAGCGAGACGATGTTCTTGTTGGTGACGTAATTAACGCCGTTGATCGAGAGCGTGAGCGACGCCGAGGGCAGCAGTTTTTCGAGGGTGGCGGCGGGAATCACAATGTTCGAGGGCTCGGCAAACTTACCAGAGCCCACGAGTTCCACCGTGATCTTCGAGTTCGCCCGGCCCGGTCCCGAGCCGATCGAGATCGTCCAGCCTTCCACGACGCAGCCGACGGCCATCCGGTCCAGCACCACGCCGGCGCCCGGGCGGATCTGCTCAACAAAGCTGAAGTAGGGCAGTTCCGCGTCGTCCCCCGCCGAAGGGATCAGCGGCGTGGTGGTGTAGGTGAAGTTGGGCGCTGTGCCCGACTTCACGACCTTGCCCAGCCCGAAGGCCATCGCCCAGGCGGCCACTTCCGCGCTGAGGTATTTCTCCAACGTGCCGTTGACGTCCCAGGAAGTCTGGAAGGATTGGACGGCAAACTCGTGGCCCTTGCCGAACTCCTCGGCATCGTTTTCGGTGTTGAGCTTCGGGTTGGCAAGCTGCGCGTTGAGCTTGCGCAGCTGCCACATCTGGACGGCGGTGTTGGCCGTCTGAATGTCAGTCTGCTTCTGTTTGCCGAGGCAGATCTGCAGTTCCTGGAGTCGTGTCGTCGACATGGGTTTCCTCTTGCTGGGGCGGGGACTGGCTCCAGCCCGCGATCATCAAAGGCACCAGCACCTGGGGCGTGGCTTCCACTTCCTGTGGATCGCCCTCGCCGTGCGGTGGCGAAAGCCAGACGGTCTCAGTCATCTCCCATCTCCATGAAGGTGAGGGGCATCTCGAAGTAATCAAGACCCTCGGCATCGGTCTGCCGCTGGATGAGCGGCGGGTCCATGGGGTAGCAGTTGGGGTGTACGGTGGCGTTCATCATAGGCACGCCGAGCGATGATGGCTCGCCCTTCGTGATCAGCCGGAAGAGCCGGTAGTAGGCCGTGGGCGGATCGCCGTCGTAGGTCTCGCGCGTCCGCAGGTAGAGCGTTACCTGGTGCTTCCAGACATCCACGTTGCCGAAGCTGCCGGGCGCCGTTCCCTGCCAGACGGCAAGGATGCCAGGCGCCGGCATGTCGTGGATGGCGGCAGCAAGGCTCGCCCGTTTCGGATACTGGTCGTGATAGGCGAAGATCCTTGCTTCATCGCCACCCATCTCGGTTACGAGGTCGGGGATCTCGCGAAGCAGAACGACGAGGTTATCGACGAGTTCTGCGAGGTTGATCACCGCTGCCGTCCTCCGAGGAAGCGTTCGACTAGCAATCGCGGCTTCATCGCTTCCAGCACCTTCTGCGCCGCCTTCACAACAGCAGCCGCGTTCTTCGGGGAGAACACCGTCCAGGCCTCGATGTGTTGGTTGGCCCAGCCCTTGATGCGGTTCTTGCGAGTGGTGAGGCTGGCCTTGGCCCGCTTCTCGCTCACGGTGCGGACTTCGAAGTTCCGCAGCATGTCACCCGAGAGCGCGAGGTTGCGGCGGTTGCCCTTCCCTTGCTTGGTCTTCCAGATGGCGTAGCCCTTACGCAGCGGCTTGGCGGGCGTATCTTCCGGACCCTGGGAAGCGGCCAACCGCTCTTTCACGGTGGCCACGCCAACGGAGCCCAACTCGTACATCTGCCGTTGCTTGAAATTGAGCAGATCGAGCCGCAGTTGCTTCTTCTGGTAGACCCGGACCGATCCCATGGCTAAACCTGCCTCAACCGCAGTACCGCCGCGCCGCTTGTATCGGATTCGATGTCGAAGACCTTGTAGCGCTGGCCGTCGACTTCCACTTCATCGCCTCGCTGCGGTACCGACGGAAGATCCGCCGGTCGCACGAAGAGCAGGGCGTAGACACCCATGGCGCTCTCCTCGGCCTCGCGTGTGGGCTGGAACACGGCGCGGACGGTGGCCTGCCCGCCAGCCTCGGGGAGATAGATGACCTCCCTCCCGAAGACCCGCAGGCAGGTCGCATCCATGCGCGCGATGGAATCGGCGAAGCCCATCAGGCGATAAAGGCGCCGTTCAGCCGCACACGTCCGGTGGCATCGCCATCGGCAGCCGCACGCGTCGCCACGCCGATCAACTTATTCGTGCCCACTGTTTTGGTGACGCGCTTGTTGGTGTTGTCCCAGTAGATGAGCGTGCCGGGCATCCAACCCGTGCTGGCGCCGGTCTCGCGGACGAGATCGAAGACGCCGGCCACTTGGAACTCGCCTTCTTCGCCGTTGCCATAGTCGTTCGCAGCCACGCCGAAGATGGAGCCAACTAGGGCCCCGACTCCGGACGTGACCGCATAGGGAGCGGCGAGCGTCAGTGTCTCGCCGCGCTGAATGAAGTTCCTCATAGATTTCCTCCTCGATTACGATCCGGCGTTCTTCTGCATCCCGCGCCAGTCGATGGCCTTGGCGCCAAAGTCGAGCCGGGCCTTGATCTCAACGCCATCGACGTCGAAGCCCTGCCGGGTTTCGATGTAGACCCCATCCTGCCCTTCGAGGTAGGCGTACTCGATGGTGTCGATCTGGTCGGGCGAGGCGAACAAATACCACGCTGCAGTGCTCGAGGCATCGAGCCGCGGCTCGGCAATCGGCGTGAGTGCCCGGATGTACTCGGGCACAACGTTCGCCGCTTGGGCCGGCGCCAGGTTCGAGGCAATCAACTGGAAGGCCGTGAGTTGCAGCGCGACCGGGATGGCCACGTAGCGCGGCTGCACGTTCAGCACCGTCACGCCATCGAGGCCCTTCTGCTTGGCCATCGCGGCCATCGCGGAACCGAGCCCGGTAAGCGCCAGTGCCGTGCCCGCACCCGTGAGCAGGTTCGCGTGGTTGGCGTGGAAAAGCGCCACTCCGTCGCCCATGTTGGGGTTCGAGGTGATGATGCCCCAGACGGTGTCGCTTTCGAGCGTCGCCGCCGCTACGCCAAAGCCCGCCGGGATCCGGGTGAAGGCGCTCAGATCGTCATTGATGATCACCTGGCGGGTGATCGAGACGATGCGGCCATAGGTGGCGAGCTTGTAGGTTTCCTTCGATTCGGCGATCGAGCCGTGCGTGAACTCGCCCTTCTCGTTCACCTTTTGCAGACTCGGGGCCTCGCCCAGTTGCACGGAGTTGATGTTCTTGAAGTCGACCGCAGAGCGGCGCCGCGAGAAAGGCAGGAAGGTGCGCGGGTAGGCATCGTAAGCCTGCCGCAAGGTTTTGTTCGCCACATCGGCGAGGATGTGCGGGAAGTCCGAGGTCGAGAGCGCAAGCTTCGCGATCTCGTGCCGCGCCATACCGCGGGTGCGCGTGCCTACGGCATCGAGGCATTCGCGCCCAAGATCGAGCAGAGTCTGCCCGGCAAATTCCCGTCCCAGATGGTCCCGGATGGGGAACAGTGCCGGATCGTAGCGGTGAAGCAACGCAGCCCCAATGCCCGCGCGGCGCGTGTCCGCCTCATCGCGAGTGATCACGGCAGCCGCACTCCGGATGGGCGTATCCGAACTGCGGCGCGCCAGCTCCTCGAGGGCCAGGCTGCGAAACTCGTCCGCGGTGGTGCCTGCTTCAACATGCTGAGCCACCAGCTTGGCATCAAGCCCCGCCGCGCGGCCCACCTTCTCCAGTTCCTGGATGCGCGTGCGCTCGGCCAGTGCGGCCGCCTGCCGCTCGGCACCCACGTTGATTTCCGACCGGGCCTCAGTGCCCGTCTCGATGAGGGTTGTTTCCTCCATCGTTTCCTCCTGTGGGCCTGTTGCC